ATTATAGTTTTAATATTTTTACCAAATTCACTATAATTCATAAAATATTTACTATATTCAGAATTTATTATAATATCTTCTTTATATATAGTGAATATCTTAATATTTAAATCTCTAAAGATTAGTATAAAGCTTTCTAGTAGTTTGTCAAGTTCTTTTTCTAAGAAAAATTTAAAGTATTTTTCTTTTTGTGTAATTAGTTTATCTTTAAGTAGATCCCATTCATCAAAATCTCTTATAATATTTTTAGTAATTATAGGAAGATATTCATTTATAGGAAATATTATTACTCTTTGCGATATATAATATATTAAAAAATCTTTAATTTTTGATTTTTCTGACATCCATATCGACTATAGCATCTATCAATGCGTTTTCAACTATTTCTTTAGGTAAAGCTAAAGAAGCTTCCGATATTGTTTGCGAAAATTCTGAAAGTTGTTTTTTAAATTTGTTTTTAAATTCAACTGTTTTTATTAAATCTTTTTTTGACAAGTTTTTGTATGTTGGGGCTTCTTGGAAAGAAAATGTCTCCAATAATGGTTCTGCAATAGAAGCAATCATGTAAGATACTCTTTTATATAATCGATCTAAAGGAGATGTATATGTTTGACCTTCTATTAAAATAGAACTAGCCATGTTTAAAACATATGTTAAAACAGCAGCTTTTTCGGCTTGTACTGCTGATTTATTTAAAAATTCTACACCTCTTACATGTGTATTTCCATAAGGATTATGACAACATCCACCACCACGTGATTCTGAACCACAATATATACAACCAGATGCGTTTATATGTACATGAGTATCTGTAGGTGAATATATACACCCTTTACCATAAGATTCAGATCCACAATATATACAACCAGCAGAATTGTTCATTTTTAATATTTACTTTTTAAGTACAAAAATTCCAATACTAGTTTCTTTTAAGATTTTTAGGAGGAGTACCTATTCTAACATTTATTATACCATTATAGTAATCATCACTTAATAAAACGTCTCTACTAATCTGTTCTTTGATTTCTTCGTATGCTAATTCCCATTTAGAACCACAAGTTTTAAGTATTTTAAATGTAAAATTTTCTTTTCCGTGTTTTAGTATGTCTTCGTTAAGAACATTTGAAGAACTTGTATATGATTTCCAATCAGATTCTTTAAAATCTATTCGATTTCTTGTTTTTCCCTTTAATGGTTTTCTTTTTATCTTCGATTGGCATTGTTTTTTTCCAATATATTTTTTATTATTGATATTATTTGTTATTTCATAAATAAAACCAAATGTTTCTTCTGTTATAATAACATTTTCAAGTAAAAACCAATGACCTAAATCCATTATAATGCCTTTCTTTGAAGATTTCTTCTGATAATTAATGATTTGTTTTTCTTTTTAGATTTATTTTTACCTTTTTTAGAAAATCCACCATAAACATATCTAGCATCTCCTCTTGCCATAGAATCACTGTTATTTACATTAGAGGGTGGATTGTATACTGGTTCTTGTGGAGTACCTAATGATCCCCCTGTTCCAGCAGCATTCATATTTTCTAAAATATTATTAACTAACGCTTGAAAATTGTTTAACATATAGTATAGTTGTATAATATTTAATGCCATTATGGATATTTTCTTAAAATATAAAGAAGAAATTGATGAAGATACAAAAATAGATCAAATAAATCTATTAGATCGTCAAATGATGCATCCGGCAACTAGACACAAGTGGGTTGCTAGATTAATCCAACACAAAAGAACAAAAAATGAGTTGGAGAGAAGAAAAAAACTTTTAAAAGAAGAAGTTGTTAAGACTTTAGAAGAAAAAGGCATACCTACTGGTCTTCCGAAGGCAAGTTTAATGTCTAAAGTTGAAAATTCTGACGGAATTAAAAAAATAACACAAGAAATAGAAGATGTGGATCTTATGATCGAATATCTTGAAAGAGTCGAACAAATTTTTAAAAGCATGACATATGATTTAAAAAATATAGTAGATATCTCTAAAATGGAAATGACTTGATGGTAGAACTAACTCTAGTAAAACAAAACGGACAGATATTAACAGATTCAAATACGTTAAATATCATCCGTGAATATTTTTCTATAGCAAATCCTGCATATAGAAAAAATGTTCCATACATTCCTAGTCGTTTATATTGTATAACACCTGGAGGAAAGTTTGATATTGGATTAACTGGAGAAATAATAAAGTTATTGGAAGAAAATAATTATATTTTTAATATTTCAGATGAAATTAGGAAACAATTTTCATGTGGTTTTGAAAATCCTACTATAACATCTTTAGCTTTTGAGTTTAGAGATTATCAAGAAAAATCTATCATAGCCGCCATAAAACAAGGAAGAGGAATTACAGTTATTCCAACTGCTGGTGGTAAAACTCTTATATGTGCTGGTTTGATAGAAAGTACACGGGCAACTTTAAATGATCCAGATGCTTTGGTATTAGTAACTGTACCTTCTATACAACTTGTAGAACAAACTGCCGATGATTTTATATCATATGGACTGAAAGAAGTAACTAAATGGTCTGGAAAAAACAAATTAGATTCTTCTGCTAGAATAATTGTAGCAGGAACACAGATGTTAATGAGTGATAAGACAGATGTATCTATATTATCTGATGTAAAATTGTTATTAATGGATGAATGTCATTCACTTAGAAGAGGAAATGAGATTAATAAATTGTTAAAACTAGTAACAACTCCTCATAGATTTGGATTTACAGGCACAATGCCAACCTCAAAAATCGATCAGTGGAATATAATTGGAAAATTAGGACCAATAACATTTGAACAAAAGACATTAACACTAAGAAATCAAGAATATATATCTAATTTCAAAATAATTATCTTAAATGTACAACATAATACAAGACCAAAAGCAGTAACATCCATAAATCCATCTGCTGCATATGAGAGTGAGTTAGAATTTTTAATAGAAAATACAAGAAGGAATGAAATTATTTGTAATCTTTCCGATAAATTAACAAATAATACGTTAATCATGGTTGATAGGATATCACATGGAGAAATATTAGAAGAAACTATTAGAAAAATATGTGATTCTACAAGACCTATCTATTTTATAAGAGGTTCAACTGAAATAGAAGACCGTGAAAACATAAGATCATTTATGAATGATCGTAGTGATGTTATAATAATTGCGATTTCAAAAATTTTTAGCACTGGAATTAACATTCCAAATCTTCACAACATTATTTTTGCATCTGCTGGCAAAGCTAAGATTAAAATCATGCAATCTATAGGAAGAGCACTTAGATTACATCCAACTAAAAGCATGGCTAATATATTTGATGTTGCGGACAATACCAAATATGGAAGATTGCATTTAATAGAACGTAAAAAATTATACAATTTAGAAAAATATGAATACACCGAAAAAAAAATATCGTAAAAAAAGTAAAGAAACTGATGAAATCCACTATACCGCAGAAGAAGCAGAACTTCTAGGATTAGATATTGGATTTGTTGATGACGAAGAATCAAAAGAAGACGATTCAAAAGAAGATGAAGAGTCTTATGATGAAGAGGAATTTAAAATAGATTATGATAAAAAACCTAAAAATAAAAAGAAAGCCGACAAAGAAAAGTTTTATGTAGATCCTAAAGAATTTGATACTGAAATCATATCATATTATGAATCAAATATATTGACTGATAAATTAGCTCAAATGGTTAATAAAATTGCACATAAATTAAGTTATGCTCCTAATTTTATCAATTATTCATACAGAGAAGAAATGGTTGGTGATGGTGTTATAAGAATGTTTAAGGCATTGATGTCTAAAAAGTATAATCATGTAAAGGGTACTAATCCCTTTTCTTATTTTACTAGAATAGCATTCAATGCATTTAGAAATAGGATTAAAAAAGAAAAACACATACACGAAACTCATGAAAAATATAAAAATGAATTTTTGATGTTTACTGAAGGTTATAGTAATATTGTAAAAAACAATAAAAACAAAACAACGCATACTGATTTGTGATTAAAAATAAAAACATAGGAATATTTTCTGATATTCACATAGGACTTGGTCAAAATAGTTCTATGTGGCATGAAATTGTTTTGGATTTTGCCAAATGGATTAGTGATAAATATAACTCATTGGGTATAAGTGATATTATAATACCAGGTGATATATTCCATAACAGAAGTGAGATTGGTGTTAATACAATTTCTGTTGCTAATGAATTTTTTGAAATATTAAAGGATTTTAATATCTATATATCCACTGGAAATCACGATAGTTTTTATAAAGAAAACTCTACGGTAAATTCCATTAGCATATTGAAGGGGTGGAAGAATATTACAATTATAGATAAGGGGCCACTAATAATTAAAAGTTCAAATAAAACGTTATCTTTGATTCCTTGGGGAACTGCAATAGAAGATATTCCTAAAACTGATATATGTTTTGGTCATTTTGAAATTCAAAGCTTTTATATGAATGGAACCAAGGTGTGTGATCATGGATTTGAATCTTCTAACATATTAAATAAAGCACCTTTAGTTTTTTCTGGTCACTTTCATAAAAAAGATGATAGAAAGTATTCAAAAGGACGAATTGTATATGTTGGAAGTCCTTTTGAACATAATTTTGGTGATTCTGGAGACGAAAGGGGAGCATATACATTCAATATCGAAACGGAAGAATTGATTTTTATAAAAAATGATATTTCTCCTAAGCATATTAAATTAGATTTAACTAAATTAAAAAACAAAACACAAGATTCAGTGTTTTTACATAAAAATGTTCCTAATAATTTAATATCTTTAACAATAGATGACGAAATTTCTAATGAAAAGATAGATATATTAAGTGCTAGTATACAAAAATTGAATCCAAAGTCTTTTAGAATTGATTATAAATCAAACATTGAAAAGACAGTTGAAAATACAGAAAAGATAGACTATAATTTAATAGACATGGAAAAAAACATCGAAGAGTTTGTAACGGCCATTGATGTAGAACACAAAGCAAGTGTAATTGAATATTTAACAAACGTATATAAGGATTTAACAACATGAAAAATGAAATAGGAATTGGAATCATTGATATTTATGAACAAGAAGATTTGGATGTATGCTATTCGGTTATACCAGAAGAGTTAAAACCGAATACTTTTATTGTTTCTGCAACGGAAAATAAACAAGTTGGTGACAATTATAGGAAATATAAATCAGTTCCTATGGCAACACTTAGGAATTGGTTGATTTCTCAATTTAGAATGAAGGGATATAAATATTTTTTTATCATCCATTCTAATCAAATAGTAGAAGATCCGAATGTATTTGAAAAAACAATAAAAACTGCCGAAGTATTTGGAACTTGGTTTCTTTTAGGTGATGGAAAGAATAGTCTACCACTAGAAGATGAGGATAGTGGATTAACATTATATGCATCTCCAGAATTAAACAGTGAATTTATGTTTTTGGTATCTGGAATTATAACTAATAATGGTTATTTTGATGAAAGATTCTTTAACACAAAGGATTTAGACGTTCTTGATTATATTAATAAATTAAGAAAAAAAGGAGTATATACACCAGCAAACTATAATCCTACTATTGGTAGTGGATTTAAAAAATCTTATAATCCAATTAGAAAAATAGGATTTAAAGACATTCCAGACAAAGATAATAGTGTTTCTATGTCATATGCATATTTCTTCCACAACAATAAATACATACCAGGTCAGAATGATCCCGCAGGAGTAACGCAAGATCAATTATTGACTTCATTACAAACACTTCAAAAAAATTATGCAAAAAAATAAAATAGGATTGGGACTTATTACATGTGATAGATATCACTTTTTAGAAAAAAGTGTATCATCTATATTGGAACAGACAAAAAACTTTAATAAAGAAGAATTTAATTTTGTTGTTATTGATGACACATTAGACTCAATAAGAAAAGACAAAAATGAAATATCCTTTTTGAATGATGTTAATGTATTTTTTACACCAGAAGGGAAACAAGGAGTAGGTAAAGCTAAGAATTATGCTTTAAAAACTCTTATTGCTGCTGAGTGTGAACATATATTTTTAATGGAAGATGATATTGAAATGTTAGACTCTAATGTTTTTAGTCTATATATCAATGCTGTTAAAAATACAGGAATAAAACATTTAAATTTCGGACTTCATGGTAATCATAATAGAAATTTGGTAAATGAACCCATCACAAGAAGAATTATTAACTATCCCGATGAAACAAAAATTGTTTTATACCCAAATATTCTAGGTGCCTTTAGTTATTATCATATTGATGTTTTAAATACAGTAGGGATAATGGATGAGCAGTTTTATAATGCTTTAGAACACGTTGATCATACCTACCAAATCATAAAAGCTGGCTATCACCCTCCTTTTAGATGGTTTGCGGACGTACAAGGATCGGAGAATTGTCTTAAGGATATTGTTCCAGATCATCAACAAAGTAAAATAAGATCCGAAGAAGACTTCATAAAAAACTTTTTATCAAATCATGATAAATTTGTTGAAAAAAATAAATTTGCAGTTGTTCAAGGAAGAGGCCCCGCTGAGAATGATTACTCAGAAGAAGAAGTTGTTAAAAATTTGCAAGAAATATGGAAAAATCACGCAGAAAAATAGGAGTAGGGATATTAACCTATAATAGACCAGAATATTACCAACAAGTATTAGAATCTATACCTAAAGATCGCATAGATTGTTTGGTTATTGTTAATGATGGTGCTTTTTCGTATGTTAAAGATCAAGATGGTGATTGTGTAGTAAAAAATAATAAACAATTAGGCGTATCCATTTCAAAAAACATTATTTTAAAAAAAATAATAGAACAGTATGATTGCGAACATGTATTTTTAATTGAAGATGATATTATAATCAAAGATCCTAATGTTTTTGATGAATATATAAAAGCTGCAAACACCACTGGGATACATCATTT